CACCATTTTATTAATTTTGTAGGACCACCAGAACCGGAGAGTACATAATGTTTCAAGGAAAAAATGGTTTCGTTTGGTTTACAGGAATAGTTGAAGACAGAAATGATCCTAAGAAGTTAAATAGAGTTCGTGTTAGAATATTCGGAGCTCATACAGATGATAAGAAGTTAATAGGAACTCCAGATTTACCATGGTCAGAAGTGATGATGCCTACAACTTCACCTTCTCTTTCTGGACTAGGAACAACAACTCATGGCCTAGTTGAAGGTAGCACTGTAATGGGATTTTATAGAGATGGTGCAACTCAACAAGACCCTGTAGTTATGGGTTCATTTATTGGAGCGGCCCAATCATATTATAAAGTTGATGAAACAATAGATACAAAGAACACAAGAAATTTTACATTTGTTGATAGAGCGCCCATATATGGATTTAATGACCCTAGACGAGATACAGAAACTTCTTATAAAGATACTCCAGACGGACCAACATCGGCTCCAGTAGACAATTTAACTAGGACTTACGGATTAACTTTAGCATTAGATGAATCTCCAAGAAGACCAGGAAAGACTGCGGGTGAATCATATCCTAAAGAAGAATATTTTAAAAAATCAGATGTAAACTTCTTAGCAAGAGGATTGACTGATGAATATCCAGTAATCGATTTAGCTAAAGGTGAACCAAACAGAGACAATTATGTAAAACCAATATATCCATTTAATCATGTTCATGAAACAGAATCAGGCCATGTAATTGAGATTGATGATACTCCAGATCATGAGAGACTTCATGCATATCATAGAACAGGCACAAGAGTAGAAATAGATAAAGACGGAACTTATGTAGAGAAGATAGTTAAAGATAAGTATACACTAATTCTTGATTCTGATACAGTTAAAATTCAAGGCACTGTTGATGTTGTAGTAGGAAAGAGTCTTACAGCTAATGCTATTGCTACCGCAGGTGGTTCAGTAGCTGTTGCAGATGCTGGGACTACAGATTTAGTAGATGAAGATGGTAATCTTACAGAGGCCGCAAAGAAAATACTTACAGACGCTGGTGTTACAGAAGAAGAAGTTACAAAGTCCGAAGAACCAGATACTGCACCTGAAAAATCAGAAATGTTGTTAGATAATCTTGATGAGAGTGGTGCCACCGAGGTGGTTCATGGAAAGACCATGGGAGATAAAATTGTAGATGCTACAAGAGAAGCAACCGAATCTTTCACAAAATCTTATGATGAATTAAAAAATGATGAGACATTCAAACAATTCCAAACTATAGTTGGAGTAGTAGAAGGAGTTAAAGGTGGAGCAGCTGGGGCTGAAAGTGTAATATCTCAACTTGAGGAACATACTGGAAAAGAATTTAATAGTGATGTTAAAGATGTATTAACAAGTGTATTATCTGGTGCTGATGCTAAAGATGTAGTAATGGCAAAAGGTATAGAAATAGCAAAAGACAAACTAACCGAAGTTATAAAAGAGACAGCTGTAGTAAAAGCAATGGAAGAAAAACTTGAATCAATTATGGGAGAAGCTATAACCTCAGTGGAAGGCTTGAAAGCGGTAGTTGGTGAGAAAGTTGGTGAAGCAGTAACTACTGTTCTTGGTGAAGAAGCCGGAGCTAAAGCAGCTGAAGCAATAAGTGGTGAAGTGATAGGAGGAGTTGCAGGTGCAACAATGGGTGCAGTTATGTCCTTAGCCGCCGATGCACAAGTTAATATTAGGGTCGTTGGTGGAACAAAGCTCAAAAGTGGAAGCGTTAATATAATTTCTGAAATGGGTACAAATGTAACAACTCTAGCTGGTGGAACAAATATAACAACTGGAATTGGAAACACAACAATAACCTCTGGTATGAATACAACAATAACATCTCTTACAGGTGCATTGAGTCTATCTGCTCTAGCTGGAGTTGTAAATGTAGCAGCACCGGCCGGAATGATTAATCTAGCATCTCCCGCTGTAAATATAGCTTCTGCAGCAATAACTTCTTCTGGTGTATGGACTCATGCAGGTGCACTCACAGCAGGAGCAGTAACAGCAGCATCAGTAATAGCACCAATAATTACAAGTGGAACATCAACTCTTGCAACTCATACTCACCCAATCGCATCTGGTTCATCAGCTGGTTCAACACTACCTGGTGTAGGATAATGGTTAAACAAATAATATAAGAGACATAAATAATAGTATGGCACAATATAACACTAAAAATAAAAGTTCAAGAGTATCCAAGAGATGGTTCTCAGATATTGATATTAACTTTACTTTGCATCCCGAAAGTAGTGATATTTTAATGAAATATGATATTAACGCCATCAAGAGAAGTCTTAAAAATCTACTTTCAACAAATGTTTATGAGAGACCTTTTAAACCTAGTTTAGGAGTTAATCTTAGAGGACTATTGTTTGAATTAGACAATGGAGAGACTAAACTATTGAGAAATGAAATAAAAAATGTTATTGAAAAATTTGAACCTAGATGTGTTATTAAAGGAATAGATTCAAGAGTTTCACATAATACCATGAATATTACATTATTTTTCAATATAAGAAATAATTCTAGAAATCATAAATTAGACTTAGTATTACAGAGAGTAAGATAACATGGCAACAATAAAAAGTTCAAACATTAACATAACAGATTTAGACTTTGATCAAGTATCAACTAGTCTTAAAGAATATTTAAGAGGTCAAGACACATTAAAAGATTATGATTTCGAGGGATCTAATATTTCTATTATTTTAGATTTATTAGCATACTCAGCTCACACATCTGCATTTAATGCTAATATGGTAGCATCAGAGATGTTCTTAGACACAGCACAGATAAGAAAGAATGTGGTGTCTAGAGCTAAAGAATTGGGTTATACACCAGCATCAAGAACAGCCGCGAAAGCAACTTTTGATTTAACAGTTACTAGTCCACAAGTATCTGGTTCTACACCATCATCTTTAACTATTAATAGGGGACATAAATTTTCTACAGTATTTGATGGGTCTCAATTTACCTTTATAGCTTTAGATAACACAACAATTACACCTGTAGGAAATACTTTTACATTCAGTGGTTTAAATATATATCAAGGTAAGTTGGTATCAGATATCTATAGATATAATAGTCAAGTTTCAAACCAAAGATTTCCACTGTTGAATGCATATGTTGATACTTCAACTATTTCTGTAAATATTACTTCAAACAATACAGTAACCGCGTGGACTAGAGCTGGTGATTTAACAGGTATTAACTCAACTTCAAATGTGTTTTATGTTCAAGAAAATGATGACGGACTATTTGAAATTTATTTCGGAGATGGTATAATAGGTGCAGAACCAAAAGATAGTGATCAAATTAGTATATCATACTTAGTTACAGATACCGTCCATGCCAATGGAGCCAAAGCTTTCAGTATGGTTGATTCTATCAATGGTAATTCAGATATCGTATTTACAAATACAGTTAGTGCTTCAGGTGGTAAGGGAAAAGAAACAACAGATCAAATTAAATTCTCAGCATCCAAATTCTATACTTCACAAAATAGATTAGTTACAGTTCAAGACTATAAAGCTAAATTACAAGAACTATATCCCGGAGCAGATTCAATTGCAGTATGGGGAGGAGAAGATGCAGATCCTATTCAATATGGTAAAGTGTTTGTCTCTCTAAAACCATCACAATATTCGAATAATTTAACAACAGCTGAAAAGACACAATTAAAAAATGATTTAAGTGAGTTAAGTATATTAACAGTTAGACCAGAAGTTGTTGATTCAGAAATACTACAAATTCTTATTAGTAGTAATTTTAAATATGACCCAACGAAAACTTCTCAAACTAAATCAGCTTTAGAGACATTAGTTAAAGCGGCAATTATCTCTTATGACAATAATAACTTATCCGGATTCGATACTTTGTTTAGACATTCACAATTAACTTCTAAGATAGACGGAATAGAAAATTCAATTCTTTCTAATATAACTAATATTAAATTAAGAAAAAATTATGTAGCTACAGTTGACGGAACAGCTTCGTCAATTAAATTAGATTTTGGTAATAAATTTTATAACCCACATACTGGACACAATAAAACGGGTGGAGGTATATTGACTACAACAGGATTCTTTATATCAGGAGACGCGAACAATTATTTCTTTGATGATGATGGTGAAGGAAATGTAAGAAGATTTTATTTAGATGGTTCTACAAGAGTGTATTCAGATAATACAGCAGGAACCTTAACATATTCAACAGGTGTAGTAAGTATTAATTCGTTGACATACAGTTCAACATCTAATACAGATACATCTATAGATTTCACAGTAATTCCTAGTTCTAACGATATTGTTTCAACTAGAAATCAACTGTTGGATATCACTGCTTCTGAAATATCAGCTACGGGTGTAGCAGATACAGTAGCAAGTGGTGAAACGAGTGCTGGAGTTGGTTATACAACCTCATCTAGTTACTCCTAAACTATGATCCATGTATATGCATGGAGTAGAATTCCCTCATGGTGAGGGTTTTAACAATGCTTATTTAAGAGGAAACTAAAATGGCAGATAAAAAAATAACCGCGCTTACGGATTTAAGCACAAGCGTAGCAGGTGAAGACTTGTTGCATGTAATTGATGATCCTTCAGGAACTCCAGTTAATAAGAAATTGACAGTAGCTAATTTACTTAACTACCTTCCAACTTTCTTAGCGTTCGCCCAAGCAGAACAATCTTTAACAGGAGCTGGAGCAGCTAATGTTACTTCTGCAGTTACAGCGTTTACTACAAATACTGATAACTCTGGTAACAATGCTGTTACTCTAGCAGCTGGAACAGCAGGTCAGATTAAAATTCTTTACACTAAAGTAGAGTCTTCATCTGGTCAAACATCAGTTGTTACACCAGCAGCTTTTGCTAATGGAACAACTTTAACTTTTGACGCAGTTGGTGATTCAGCTATATTGTACTACAACGGATCTACATGGGTTTGTTTAGCACAACAAGGCTGCGCAATAGCATAATAAATTAATATAGTATGCCTATCTTTTATGACAGAATCGCCGATCAAGTCGAGGAGCTCCTACCTGAATTTTATCAGGACGAAGCACCTCGATTTATCTCTTTCTTAAAATCTTATTTTGAGTTCTTAGAGAAAGGTCAACTTGTCTATAAAGATGCGGCCGATATTGATTTCATTGGTTTAGAAGACGGAACAACAGCGGGAGAGGCTTTTAATTCTGCAGGTGAGAGAGGTAATCTCTTACAAGAGCCTGGAACTTACGCTCCGTCTTCTGTAACCTCTGCTAAGTTTAATTATGAAATAGACATTGATTCTGGTGGTGCACAAAAGACATCTTTTGAGAGAGATGAATTCGTTGTAGGTTCTACAACAGGTGCCATAGGAAGAATTGATGTTATAGGTAATAGTTCAAACCTTTATATTGAACAATTCTCAGAGACACAATTTGATATAGATGAAACTATAACAGGTAAGACTTCTGGTATGACAGCTAAAGTCGATGCATTTACAGCAAGTCCATTACACGCAGCAAATAATCTATTATCATATGCAGATGTAGATAAAACTTCTGGAGACTTCTTAGAGTATTTCAGACGAGATTTCATGCCATTCATTGATAGAGATGTATTGGCCAA